GCTGTATATGGTAGTGGCTTGGTTTAAATCTGCGGCAGCGGTATACAGGGCAATCTTTAACGTGTCGGTAGACAGGTTGTGGACGGCCTGATACAGCTCTTTTTTGAAGCTGGTGGTCTGAGTTTGGACAATGGAACTCATGAAACTTGAACCCTAACCTGACCGTCGCGGTAAGCGTCAGCGCGTTGCTTGCCATCGCCAAGGTTCTTAAGAAGCGCAATAGCCTGTACGTACCGATCTTGGTACAGCTTGACCATATCAGGCTCACCCTTCATGTAGGTGATAGCTTCGCACATCGTGCCATACAGCAAAGCAGAGTCAAAGTTGTCGCCCAGCCAAGTCGAACCCGCAGTCACAATGGATTCCGGGAAGTAGTAGTAGTGCAGCTCTGCACTGTACGCAATACTTGGCGTTGGGCCAACCATGAACGCCAGCTCATTGACGTTGGAGCTTTGAGGGCCAAAGATGGCGTAATGTTTAGGCTTGCCCGTAGTTGTTGGGTTTGGATAGGCTTCACGCATGAAGTTCACATCCTTGTTCAGCAAATACAGGTAGTCACCACCGCCCACAGGAAATAAGGCCAACGAGTAGGCCGACAAGAAATCATCCGGGCAAGACAGGTACTGGTTGCCTGAAGTAATTGTCCCCGTCACGTTTTTGCGCAAGTTAGCAAGCTGAACAGTGTTGTATATACGTTGCTCTGCCTGCTTGATGAACGTGTTCATATCCGCTGTGGGAAACGTGTTCTCACAGTAATCGGTTACGAACGTGACGAGTTCGGTGTATGTCATGCCATTGGCCCACGAGACATAAAGCCTTTGGTAGCTGCACCCGCGCCGCGCATTTTGATGCCGGAAGTCTTTGTAGGCTCATCACCAGCAGACTTGCTCTCAGCACCAACGCTGACATCCAACGTGTCCAACTTGCTGCGGTTTGGGCCTTTGCCGGGATTAGTTTCCATAGCAACAGCTTTGCCGCTCATGGTGTGCGGCTTGGCATAAGTGCTGGCTGGGCCAACTTCTTTGCCCATCATCTTTTTGCTAAATGTAGCCATGATTAGCCTCGCTTTTGATTGTTGGCGCGAGCCATGTTGCGTCCAACTTTACGCATAGCTTCGCCGGTAACGCCTTTAGCTTTGCCTTTGCCGCCGTCCATCATGCCGACTGCGGGGCCGCTGTTGCCCAAGTTTTTGCCGTCTGTTTTGCCTTTTTTGGCAATGCCATCGGCTGCGCGTTTAAATGTCATGTTAACTCCTATGAGACGGATACCGTCACTGTACCAACAAATGTCGTTCCCACCAAGTAGTTTGGCGTTAATGACGCATCAAAAAAGCTGCTTCCGCCAACCGGACGCCAGCCCCACTGGATGTCCCGCGAACCGCCAGACAAGTTGCCTGCTGCGTTATTCCCGGAGGTCACATATGTTGTGTCCCTACGGGGGTTGCGCAAAGCCTGTGGGTCATCCACTGGGAACGTGCCAAGCATCAACTGCGGCTGATCCGGGTCCCAGCACTCAGGGCACACCAACAACTCGTATTTGCGCTGCTTAATAATCTCAGTCTTAAGCTTTTTCAACTTAAACTGCTGGCCGCACCGATCACACTCAGCAATCGCTATCTTGCCGGATGCAAATCGGTTACCCATTACATACCTCCGCCAATGAACATCTGGCGTGGGACGAACCGTACTGCAGCTTTTTCACGGTCTTCAGAACTGGCCAAATCCCAAGCTTCATCGTACTGCGCCTTCAGCGTATCCAGCCGCTGTGTCGCATTAGGGACTTTGAGCGCCAGATAGTACGCCAACCCGGCCACCATAGCATTTAAGAACCGGAAAGGAATATCCATCACGTTGACGCCGTTACCCGCATCTTGCGCTCGGCGCAATCTCCAGTACACGAACTGATATGTGGTGCTGTTATCTGGGGTAGGCCATACCGTCACGGCGGGGAGCTGCGGAACATAAACAGCGGTAGATGCTGCATGCGAAGCTGCGGTTGTGTTGTTTTGCCCACGGAACACGCCGCCCAGTACATTGCCTGTGACGTACGTGTAGTAAATGTCTTCGGCATCCAAGCGGATAAAGCCTGACCCGGCTAACCCAACCACCGTGTTAAGCGTGATCGTGGTGTCTGTGGCGGTGATTGTGGCAGCAAGCGTAGAGCTTGTAGGATTGACCTCGCCAGATAACCGCTGAATCCATACCTGAATTGGTCTTGCCTGTTGTAGCTTGTTTGGGATTGTTGCATAGGTAGAAACGCTAATGCGTGTGATGGTTAGATCAGCTTGCGTAGAAGCCGTGTTTGAGCCTGTACGAATCACATGCTCCATCAAGTCCACAGTGCCTGCTGGCAAGGCGTAAGTGGCCAAACCCGGAACCAACGTAATGGTGCCCTGCTCAAACGTCCACATGTTCAAGCCCCGGTTCGACCAGTCAGCAAACATCAGGTTTAACGATCGGCGTGCGGTGCGCAAGTCATAGCCTGAACGCAGTTCTCCCCCACACCGCTCAAATGCCTCTTCGACAACTTCGGTTAGGTCAAGATTGAAACTTGATGCGCCAGACGTGTATGACATGATTACTTAAATCCTTTAAGAACTTCCGCAAACCGTGCGCGTTGGCCTATTTTACCGGGCTTCTTTGCAGCAGCGGCAAGTTTCTTAGCGGGTATTGTTTTACCCTCTTTGACGCCCAGCTCTTTACGTAAAGCTCCGGGCTTCTTGATTGCTTTTTGAATAAAATTTTTAGTAGCCATTATCTATACCTCGCGGTTTTTTGAGCAATTTTTTTTGGTTGGGCTACAAACTGTTTCCCTGCCGCTTTGCCTGCACGCTTTGCTTTGGTTGTCGTGGCATATTCAGCCGGTGACAAAGATTTTATCGCAGCTTGCGGCAAATAACGCTCTCCCGTCTTACTTGACGGTTTACCGGACTTGGTGCTCCACTTCTGGTCACCCCAATCCTTGAGCGATTTTTGCGGGGCTTTCATGTCAGTCCTTATACCCACCGCCAGCGGCTTTGTACTTCTTGGCCACAAGCTGCGCTTTACGCGCTGACCACTGCCCTGCGCCTGTGCCTTGCGTTGCAGCCGATTTTACTTCCGACACAATCCGCTTACGCAGACTGGGCTTGGTGTAATTGCCAGCCGCGTTTACTTTCCCGCCTTCAGCATATTGCGTGAAGTCAGTGTCGTCCCTACGGGCTTTCTTTACAGCCTTGGGCATCTTGGAGGGGGACATGGCCCCCATTCCACGTGAGGCTAACATTACATTTTTCCGCCGCCGCACATAGCGATCATGGTGCCTTTGGTCTTGCCTTTTGTAGCGCAGCCGTCAGCGCGAGCCGATGCAGAGCCGCCTTTGGCCAGCTTCAAGGTTGTACCCTTGCCGCCTTTGTGTTCTTGGGCATCGTGTTGTTTAAACGCTTTCATAATCATGGCTTTGTCCTGAGACTTGTCCATTTTCATGTCTTCTTTCATGTCGCTTTTCATATCGCCACCTTTTGCAAATTTGCGGTTCTTGTCCGCAGTTGAGAAATCTTTGCCCACGGATTGTGGGACGCCTACCTTCTTAGCAAACGATGGCGAGTGCGCAATCGCTTCCATGAAATTGTGCTGCTTTTTAGAACTACTCGGCATCTTTGCCTCCTGTTCGGCCCAGCCAGCCTTGTACTGTGGGGGTTTCCCAGATGCGAATGCCCGTCCAGACAATCGTGAATAAAGCTGCGATTGATGGAAGCATATCTGCCAACGTTCCTATTACAGTGATGATCGACAGTGCATCGACCACATGTTTGATTGTTTCGTGTTGTTCGTTCATATCAGCACTTCCATCTTGCTAGTGAAGCGGCCTTGCGGGTAGGCTTGCCTTTTTCGTCTTTCATCGGGCCGGGCATACCGGACATCCGGGCACAGAATGAATCTTTGCGGGGGCCACCTTGCGGCTGCGGGGCTTTTAAATTACTACCAGTGGCAGCGTTGTACTTGGCGCGGCCTTTGGCAGTCAGACCTGCGCCCTTAGATGCCGGGAGTTTTTCGCCACGGCCAATAGCCAATGACGGGCCTTTTTTCTTTGCTGTAGCCATCATGCAGCCTTCAACTTGGATTGGTAAATTTCTTCCAGCAAAGGCATAACAACGTCTTCGCGGAAGTTCCGGGTAAATTCATTGGGGCCAATGTGCGGCAAACTGATGTCTACGTCAATGTAGATTGAAAAGCCCATCTGCGTAGCTCGGTCGCAGAACAAATAGTCTTCTCCAACATACTTGCCGTCCACAATGGCAAAGTCAAACACTGCCGACATCTTTTCGGTAGGAGACTTTTCATACGTCCACTCAGGGTGCGCAAACACCATTTGCTCTAGTACGTGGCGCTGGATCAACATGAACCCCGTAGGAGCGCGTTTGACCCGCATCATGGAGCCATTGAACTCCAAATCTCCGCTGTCGCTATAGTGCAGGTCAGCAAAGAAGTTTTGGTCTTTGGCTCTGCGTGGATACATGCCAGCCGTGATGTCTTTGTCCCCGCTCTGGGCCATGAGCCGAAGAATGTCGTCCGGGCTGACAATCACATCAGAGTCAATGAACAGCAAGTCCGTTGCGTCCGTCTTCAAAAACTCATGCACCAGCGAATTACGCGCCATCGTGATGATTGAGCAATTGGACAGGTCGGACAAAATAACAGACACACCAAGACTCATTGCTTTGGGCATAAGCTGCGCCAGAGCAAAAGCAGTCTTGATGTTTAACTTCCCATCATAGGCGGGGATGCCGATAAACAGCGTGCGCCCAGTCAGAGTTGCTTGTCTAGTTTCAGCCATAATAAATGTTGCAAGCAGTTACGTTAGACAGATAGGCATAAATGCCGTTTACCGCCAACACACCATCGTCTGCAATAACCGGAGAGTTGTTAAATGTATCGTTTGCGGTTACGTCGTAACTTAAAAGCCATTTGCTTGAGTACACAAGCGACGGAGAAGCAGTAATGGTTCCAGAGTTAATGTCTGTAACGGTAAAGGTGCTTGAGTTGGTAACGGTGACTACGTAGTTCCCGTTGGTGGCCGTTCCACCAGTACCCGCTGCAAAATCAATCCCGATTGTTTGCCCAGTAACAAAACCATGCGCAGTCTGCGTAATGGTCACTGTTGTGCCAGAGCGGCCATAAGTGGCCGTAGTTACTGGAGCCGTAGTCGTATCAAATAGCGCCAAAAAACCAGTAGAAGTTGAGCCAGTAAATGAAATGCCTTTGATGCGATTTCGCCCAAGAACCAAAAAGCCACTGCCGTTAAGGTGCGCTTGTTGTACGTTAGTCTGATTCATAATCAATCTCCTATAAAGCGGGGGCCGAAGCCCCCGGAGTCAATTAAGCTTGGCTAGGGTTAGCAGCGCCGTCAGAACCTTTAACGACGTACTGGATAGTAATCGTAGCAGCGCCGCCGCTGGCTACACCAGCGCAAGCGTAGATCACGTTGATAATCAAATCAGTTGCGCCGACGTTCACAAAGGTGGCAACTTGAGCGCCAGTCAAAGTTGTGGTTGCGCGGCCAATAGCAAGAGGGGTAGTCGTTGCGCCGCCAACAGTAGCCAACGAAGAACCCACAGCAGTCTGAACGGTGATTGTGTTACCTGTAGTACCCGCATAAGCAGTGGTAATGTCGGTAAAAATGTTGGTGATCTGTGCGCCTGCTGGCAAGACAAATGCTTGTTTGGCAGTGGTGTCACTAACGGTGGTAGCAAAAGACTGGGTAACAGTGGTAGCGCCCATGTTGCGGATAGTGCCAGCAGTAGTGCCGGTTGTGTCTTTGACAGTGCCGAGCAGCCAAGGGCCAAGGTGAGTTGCGAATCCCATGATATTTCCTTCATGCAGTTTTAGGTGCGTCAATCTTGCATGATGTCTGCCGGGACAGTTTGACACACCGGAAGACCCGGATGGCTCAATATATCACTTGTCTGTGGGGGGTGCAAGTAGTTTGTTGGACTTCGCAAGGTTTTCTTCTTGCGTGATGACGCGCAGGTTCCACGGCACATGCAGACCGCATACGGACTCTCCGCGCAAAGGAACGATGTGATCGACTACGTATTGCTCCCCAGTTGTCTGCGTCATTGTGATTGCAATTTGATAAAGCTGGCGAATTTCGGACTTTTGCTTTCGTGTAAGCCACGGCGGGGTAGCGTCACGGTGCTTACGACGGCGCACTTTGTTGTCGGCCAGCACTTGCGTTTTATGAGAAGCTTTCCATGCGTTACGGTATTCACGCAACTGCGCTGCGGGGCGTGTGGCTGCGGCGTGTTTTACCTGCTCATGGTTTTCGGCATACCACTCATGCTTGCGGTCTTTAACATCCTCACGTTTGTTGTACTCCCGAAAATAATTTGCGCGAGTTTCTGCGCCTTGTCGCCATTCCACCTTAAGGCACTCAACGCACGCACCTTTGGTTTTTCTGGGAGCAATGTGCCCGTGCTTGCAGGGTTCCCCGGTAAAGTAATGCGTAGCTCCGGTAGCTTTGGCTTGCGCACGGGTCTTGGGTAAGGTTGTGGGGTCCATGTTGGTTCCTGTGACTTAGTAACAGGTAATGTACCACAAGTATCCAAAAATGAAAAGAGGCCCCGAAGGGCCTCCATATTAAGTCTTTTGACCCAATTATTAGGACGAACCGGGCGATCCGAAGATGCCAAGTGGGTCCGAAACGCCGAAACTGTAACGCTCACGAGCCTTATAGCGAACGTTTCCGGTGTCGAAATCACCGTCCATTGAATTCTGCAATGGAGTACGAACGAAGTGCTTCAAGCCGTTAGGCACATCAGTCAACAAGAACCAACCGTTTGTGTCGGTCAAGAAGTGGTTGACAGAGTAACCTTCAGGAATCGAACCGTTGTTCTTCAGAGCGTTGATGTCGTTGTCGGTTGTACCAACACGCAGCTCGGTTTCGAGCAGGCGGGTAGCCACGAACATCAATGATGGAGGAACGATCAATTTCTTAGGCTTAGCGGCGATCAACAAACCACGTTCATCAGTCCAAGCAGCGATCTGAATAACAGCGTTTTCCAACGAAGTTTCGTTCAAATCAGCGCCAGTCGAAGGACGGTTGCTGTTAGTACCACCGGACACCAGAGGGTGAGCTGTAGAACACAGAACCACGCCGTCACCGTAGGTAGGGCCACCAGTAAAGGCGTTGTTCAACACATAAGCAGCTTTAACTTGCTTGGTGTAAGCCATACCGCGAGCCAGAGCTTTGGTGTAGCGGCTAGACAACGAGTCATACAAGTTGTCTTCCACAGCTTCTTCAGTGATGGAGAAGCCCATTGCGATGGTTTCGTGGGTGTAACGAGCAGTCCATGCTTCCTGTGCGTTGTCGTAAGCGATGGCAGAGCCTTCGTTCTTGACAGGTGCAGCAGAGAAACCAGACAGCTTGGTCTCTTCTTCAAAGCTACGCTCAGATGTCTCTGTTTCGTAGATTTCTTTGTGCTCTTCGCCGTACTTGGCGTACTCCAGACCGAACAATGCGTTCAAACCGGGGAGCAACTCTTTCAGTAGTTGTGCGCGTGAAATAGCCATGATTTAGCTCCTTAGATACCGGTAGTACTGTTGTACTGGGCGGTGTTGAACTTAACGAGAAACTCGTAATAAGTCGTGGCGGCTACGCTGGCGTTACCAGTCGCAGTGTCAGGCACAACATCAACCACACGGACAGGCAGTGTGTTGGTGGTGTTAGCAGACGAGCCGTCAATACCGTAGTACGAATCACCAGTGG